CCAAAGAAGAAGTTTGGTGTGTATGCGCACCACGTAAAGAACAGAAAAGTCCCACTTGTCAGAGGCTTCGATGACGTGTTTTACGCACCACACTCAAGGCATACCGAGGTCTTAAAGGAGGATATATTAAAGCATCAGGAGCTTACCATACTTGCGGAGTCGGATGATGCCGGAGTATTCCTTCTGATGGATCAGGACGGTAAAAAGATTTTTGTGATGGGACATCCTGAGTATGACAGATATACTCTTCACAATGAGTACGAGAGGGATAAGAAAAAGGGGCTTGATATAGATATGCCGGTGAACTACTATCCGGATAATGATGATACACAAAAGCCGCTTTTACAGTGGCGATCGCACGGCAATATACTTTATTCCAATTGGCTTAATTATTATGTATATCAAGGAGTGCCATACGATTTCGTAAATAATGGCGCAATCCTAGGAAAATAAAGGTTTTGCGGAGTTTTCGTAAAATCGTAAAAAATATAAAATTCTATGTATTTTAATGTATTTTAATACAAAAAGTGTGTAGTAACTGTGTAGTAACCACCCCAAAAAGTGTGTAGTAAAAATTGTATATAGAAAAGCCATTATATGACACAAATATGAGAAGAACATGGAAATGCTCTTCTCTTTTTTTATGCCACAATTTAGGCATAAGGAGATGATGTTATGTTTGACGATGAAGTGAGAGAACAAATATTTGCTAAAAGTGAGTTACAAAAAATCGACTTAATGACATTATCTCTTGTCATTAAAGCGATAGAGGAAGTTTTGGAGGAAAACAAAGATGAACATGCCGTATCAGCAACCAATGATGAATTATACACCTAATTATGGAGCATATCAGTACAACCCTATGGCGAGCTATCAGAGATATCAACAGCCCGAACCGACACAAGGCATAAGTGGCAGAGTAGTACAGGCAGTTGAGACTATTAATCCCAACGAGGTGCCAATGGATGGCAGTGTAGCATTTTTTCCAAAACAGGATTTAACGGAGATATATGCTAAGAGCTGGAATGCTGACGGAACAATACGCACATTGACTTTTAAACCGGCTCTAAATGGTAAGACAGACATTTTATCGGGTGACACGGAAAAGCTTGAATTTGACCTATCAGAGAAAGCCACAGAGGACATTATGGCAAAGCTCAACGAACTATCAGAGAAAATCGAGCAATTATCTTTAGGGGCGCAAAGAAAAACTCCACGAGCACAAAGTAAGGAGAGTGAAAAAGCATGAATGTAATGGGAATAATGCAACAGATAATGAGCAATAATCGCGTAATGGGAAATCCAATGATTCAGAATGCAATGAGCATGGCTCAAAGCGGAAACAGCAAAGGAATTGAGCAAATGGCAAGAAACTTGTGCAAGGAAAAAGGCATTAATCCTGATGATGTAATGAAGCAGATAAAAGGTAATTTTGGGATATAGCATATGAGAGAACGTGCGCACGGCTCTTTATGAAATAAATTTTGGAGGTAAAACAGATGTTCAACACAGGAAATTGTCCAAGCGTACCTATCGTGGCGAATTTGGACGGAAACAACGGAAATAACTGGAATGACGGCTCATGGCTTTGGTTCCTTATCGTAGTATTTGCGATATTTGGGGGCTGGGGTAACGGCTTTGGTGGTTTCGGTGGCACTAATGGCGGTGTCGGCAGTGAAATTCAGAGAGGTTTTGATAATCAGGCTGTTGTGTCAAAACTTGATGGCATTTCAAATGGCTTATGTGACGGCTTTTATGCCATGAATAATAGTATGCTTACCGGCTTTAATGGTATTAACACAAATATCATGCAGACTGGATATGGCATACAACAGGCAGTAAACGCTGACACAGTTGCTAATATGCAGAATACCAACGCTTTACAGGCGCAGCTTGCTAACTGCTGCTGTGAAACTCGTGAAGCTATTCAGGGAGTTAATTACAACTTAGCAACTAACACCTGTGCTTTGCAGAACACAATGAACAATAATACAAGAGATATTATTGACAGCCAGCAGGCAGGAACAAGAGCTATTCTTGATTACTTATGCACAAAGGAAAATGCAGATTTGAGAGATAAGGTACAGAAACTTGAACTTTCTGCTTCACAGGATAGACAAAATGCACTTCTGACTACTGCAATGACAGCACAGACACAGCAGATTGTCAACTCTGTAAATCCTACGGCTATTCCAGCTTATGTTGTGCCTAACCCAAATGCTTATGCATATGGCTGTGGTTGCAATACCGGCTGTAATTGCTAAAAATGAATAATTGAGTATCTTAATTGAGTTTAACTCAATCTAAACCGATTAAAAATCGTTTTTAGTCGAGGATTAGTCCAAGTTTAGTCGAGAGTTAGTCGAGATTATGTCTGCTAAGCAGTATTACTTGATGTTACCGACACAAATGTCGGGAAGATAAAGGGCAGACTATAATGTTTGCCCTTTTGCACATTGAAAACCGAATATTAGTTGATGATTTGTAGATTTGATTTTTCTAAAAAACTTGAATTTTGGGGTTGACTTTTTGTGCGTACTATTATATATTAAATGTGCGGACAGAAAGTGAGGTGTTTAAAATGTCTCCACGCACAGGCAGACCTAAATCTGAAAATCCAATGAATGATAGGATTTATGTAAGAGTAACAAAACAAGAGAAAAAAGAAATTATGGACTTTTCTTCTGAAAGTGGTTATTCAATACTAGAACTAATCAGAATTGGCATTGAAAAGATAAGAAGTCAAAAAAAATAAAGTGTTGCACCGCTACCAACGAACACAACACTTTAAAAGCACCAATCCGAAAGAGATTGATAAATCTATTCTATCAGTTTCTTTCGGAAAATCAAGTATTTTTTGAAAGGATAAGATATTATGGAATTAGAACGCAAGAGTATTGATGAAATGACAAAGGCAGAGCTTAAAAGGGAGCTAGATGGCCTTAGATGTGAGTATGACACATTAAAAGTCAAGGATGACATTATCAAGATATTAGACCGTATGCCAACGAGCATTGAGCTAGAGGAAATAAGGAAGTATGCCGAAAAGGTGTATCAGAAGTCTATAGATAAGCATTGGTATTTTCTGAATGGAGTACACGACAACATCTGCAATATGGTAGACAATCTATTGGAAACAGGAGATTATAGCACACTAAACTATCTGAACTGTTTTGTATATGGTAAGTTATTAGACGAAAATCCGACCGCAACGGAGGGAGTAAAGACAATGACAGGCGATATGGAGAAACTGTTGCTGAAACACTTAATGGCAGAGAGAGGCGGTGTGGCATAATGAATGCGATTAACAATGTAATAGATATGAGAACACCTATTGAAGTTGCACTTAACATTGATAGCGAGGGTATGACAACAGCTAGAAAGTTGTATGACTTTTTAGGGCTGGCACAAGGGCAGTTTTCAAGGTGGGCAAAAACTAATATTACAGATAATGAGTTTGCTACAGAAAATGAGGATTATTGGGGGTTCGACATTGATGTCGAGGGTAACAAAGCGGTAGATTACAAGCTCACTGCTCATTTTGCCAAGAAGTTATCTGTTAAAGGTAATTCAGAGAAAGCGGAACAGGCAAGGGAATATTTTACAACTGTAGAGGAAAGAGTAAAGCAAAAAGCTATTGATATATCCCAATTGTCACCCGAGCTTAAAATGTTCAACACAATCTTTCAGTCAGTAGCACAGCAACAACTTGAACAGAAACGACAGGCGGAGCAGATAAATAAAGTTGAGCAGACTGTTGACAATATGAAAGAGATATTTACACAGCCTATCGGAGATTGGAAAGCTGAAATCAATGCAAGGGTGCGTGAAATTTCAATCAAGAGCAAAATTGACTATCAGATACTTTACAATCAACTCTACGGAGAATTGGAAACCACTGCACATTGTAGCTTAAAGAGATTGCAGGACAATAAGAAAAAGCGCATGGAGAAAGCGGGCAATACCAAAACAGCAATTAAGAATGAGACAACAAAAATTGCTATTATCTTTGAAAAACCACAACTTAAAGCTATTTTTGAAAATATCGTCAAGAAATATGCTATGAGTTATTGTGCATAATCAAATTTAGAAACCATCAACTAATATCGGTTGGTGGTTTTTTATTTTATGAAAGAGAGGTAATAAAAATGGCTGAATTTTCAAGCATTGCAACACAGACAGTTGCAGTAAATGGGAATGTATTATTTACAGATGCGCCAACATCTGTATGCAATAAAGGATATATTTCGCACAGAACAGGGAGCGGATTAATTAACCTTAAAGGCGCTACCAATACTTGTAAAGCAAAGTACAGAGTAGAATTTAACGGAAATATTGCAGTTCCTACAGGCGGAACCGCAGGAGCAATTTCATTAGCTATTGCTGTCGAGGGCGAGCCGGACTTATCTACACTGGCAATCTCTACACCAACAGCAGTTGAAGCATTTAACAATGTGTCTATGGCAACAGATGTATGGCTTCCTTGCGGATGCTGTCAGGCAATTTCTGTCAAGAATACATCTGCACAGGCTATCAGTGTTGCAAATGCTAACATCACAGTAAATCGAATTGGTTAGGGGGCGAGAGTATGCACGTTGAAAGAATACACAAAATGCAGGAGTGTCTTACAGAGAAAGCTGTCAACGAGCTTGAAAAGGGCGTTGAGAATGTTGACACTTCCGAG